TTAAGAATTGATGCTTTTCCAATAACATCATTCCCCTGGAATTCCAGGTTTGTGATCTTATGTGAAACTTTATCAAGGTTTACTGTTGGCCCTTCCGGGTGATTTAATTCTCCAACAGCTCTCCCTGCGGAAACTTGCTCTTTGACATATTTGTCTACAGCAGATTCCAAAATCTTTTTCTCATAAATTCGGCCGTTACGATTTTTTTGTTCGGCCTGCATGAATACGCCTTCAATAACGTAATTCTTTTCGCCATCTTTTTTGGCTTCAGTTACGACATTTAAATTGTTACTTACGTATTCTGATATTAACTTCATTTGACTTCCTTTTTAGAAAGACCAGTAAGAACGTTAAGTATTACCTTAGGATTCATACCAGCATTCATTAATGCTTGATTGATATCACCCCATTGGTACTTCAGCTTATCGCCAGATTTTGAATATTTACCTGGTCCTTCGCTTAAAAGTTCTTCTCTAATACTTTCTTCTAGTCTCATGTATTAACCTTCTTCGTTATTTACGAGTTCTTCTTCTTTTTGGACTTCAACACTGACCTTACCGATCTTTGAAGCCACTTCTATTTTCTTAGCATTAATAGCTGCAGTCATTTTGTCAGCCATAATAGAATTAAATTCCTTGTTCGCAGAGACATTGTCCCCTTTCCCAAGGCTAGAAATTAAATTTTCAACGCTCATTTTTATCCTCTATCAATATATATTTATAATATTTAAGTTTTCTACAGATCAAGATCGTCGTCGTCTTCGCCGTCGTCTTCACCTTCTATTTGCTTATCAATGGCTATAATATCATCATCTGTTTGACGTAAGATATTTTTTCTAACCCACTCATTTGATATGTATTTACCTACATACTCATCAACTGAAGCGATAAGCTCGAACCTTTCACGGACAATTTCTGCCTCTTTCAGTTCACTAAAGTAATTGTCTTCGATAAAATCAAAGGCAATCATTTCCTTCCATTCATCCCAATCATTAAGGGTAATAATACCTTTGAGTAATAATTGAGTTTTAAGTGTTTGCATAAACACATCTGAAAATCTTTTTCTTAATCTATCAATGAATTTTTTAAATTTAACTTCATCTCTAGATATTTCAGTAGATCTACCTAATGCAAAAGTAGATTCTTGTTCTAATCTGTTAATAGGTACATTAAGAGACCTATATAGTTTCTTTTGGAAATATAAAATATCATCAATTTGACCTAGGTTTTCACCACCTGGTAATGTTGATATTTCAGTACCTCTACCACCTTCTCTTCGTGGTAAGAAGAAATCTTCCAACATTGACATATGCTTTTTATCATCTTTGATATCGCCTGTCGATGCGTCATATACTAATTTGTTTCTATATTGATTCATAATGTTTCGTAGATATTCTTCAGCCTTACCTTTTGGAAGGTTACCTACATCAATATAAAAAATTCTTCTTTCTGGTGCTCTTGAAATCCTGTATATAACTAAAGAATCTTCCATCATTCTTAATTGATTAACAGGTTTAATTGCCTTCTGCAAATAAGATAAAATTCTTTTACGGCCTGCGTCGAGCATACCAGATGTGCAATATACAATAGCATCAGGATGAATTTTAATTCCCTGATCACCCATGCTTAATTTCTTATCTTGAAATAAAAAATACTCTTCTTGTTTAACTACAAGCTTAGCACCGGTTCTTTGATCTACCTTTTCTTCAACTTCTTTAACTTTACGTAAAGAAATAGGGTCAATATATCTTAATTCTTTAATACCAGCTTGTGGATTCTTTTCATTTACAATCACATGATATGGTAATCTACCATCAATATACCATTTTCTAAATATATCATGCCCATAAGAATTAAATTTCAATAACCTTAATACTTGATTAAATTCATCTCTAACAGTATTTTTTATTTTGTCAGAAATATCTAATTTGTCTAATATAATATTTACTGGTGCCTCATTATGGTCACCAACAATAGATTCATTTACAATATCTTCAATTGCTGCATCACATTCAGGTTGCGCAGATATATCTCGATATTTGAGTATCTGATCAACTTCATTTTGTGCTTTATCAGCGTCTAGATCTAAATATGCACCAAAGTGACCTCCAGAGTTAATTACTCCAGCGCCATCTGCATCTGTGCTTGGTACAATAGAAATAGGTTCAGCATTTTTGCTTCCCTTTCTATTGATCTCGAATCCGAAAAATTCTGCCATACTTACTCCATAATATTGGAGGGGAATTACTCCCCTCCTCTATTATTATTTATACTACTTTAAGAAGTGGTATCTGATTCCCAATATTGAACTTGTAGCTCAACTGTGAACTCTTCAATTGTGTTTTCACTATCATAATTCAAATCGATAGTTGAAATACTTGAAGGCCAACAACCCCTGAAATCATACTTTTTAGTAACTTCACCAGCTTTATTAAGCTGTTCAACTACTACGTCAGCAATATAATCATTCATATTAGCTAGACCAGTATTTGTTGCAAAGTTATTAATACCATTTGCCCACTGTTCGAACGTATTTCTAACTGTAAAGTTAGCATCATTAATAATTGTTAATGAAAGCGGTTCAAAAGTTCTATCACCAGCCATTTGAAGCTGTCTGCCTCTAAATGGAATAGCAATAGGTGCTATGGTTGATGATGGAATTTGTACTCCTTTACATAAGAAAGAAGTTAATTCCATATCAGGGCTCACATAACTAGGAAAGTTAACTGTCGCTTTAAATAAATTAGCTCGAGCTCCACCACCAGTAAGTTTAGATTTAAAATCGTCTACTCCTAAAATTGCCATGGTTATCTCCTATTATGCCGAAGTACCAGCGATCTCGCTAAACTCGACCCCTGATCTTGTTGCTACGAAATTCAAAGTAATAAAGTTAATCGATTTGTTAGGCTTAATAAAAATATCAGCTACAAATTGATTGGAATCAATTACTTGATTATCGTTGTTAGTATTATCGCAAACAACTAAGAAATCACTTAGTCCTCTACGTCCTTTTACATCTCTCAAAAATGGTTCAACCAAGTTCTTAAATTGTGCACGAGTAAACTCGTCATTGAATTCAAATAACTGTGCTTTAGCCGCAGTTGAGATTGCTTTTTCCAATGTATTAAACAATCTTCTAACATTGATTCTATCAAATGCTGAAGGTTTACTTAATAGTGTTCGGTCTCCGAAAAGAACTGTTCCTTGTCCGGGGAATGATACAATTGGATTTGCTCTCGCTTTATACAGAACATCTCTATCAGCTTGGTTAGGATTAAATGCTAATTTAGTTACACCTAAAAGTTGACCACGATTTACACCAGCAGGTGAGAACCATGCATCAGCAATTTGGTCAGTATTAGCACAAAGTCCAGCTACATGTCCAGCTGCTCCAATATAACGATACTTATCAGAATATTTGTCATAGACATATAATGCTGTTGAATCGCAAGAAGCATAAGAACTTGAGTTTAGAGAATCCACAAATGCTTTAACGTCCGCTGCCGGAGTTGAAGACCCTTGTGTATCTGCAATTGGAGGTGATACAAAAGCCATACAATCTTTTCTAGTGTCAGCAATAGAAATTAGATCATTAGCTATAGTGTTTGCTCCATTAGCGTCGGGTACTGCAAACAATAAATTAACATCTACTGTTTCAGCATCTTCCAATAAGTCATAAGCTAATGCTAGTTCAGCTGTAGTAGGAGTATTATCGTCCGTTCCACCTGAAAGACTTATAGAGTCAACTGTGTCAAATCCTCCAGCAAGTGAAGTAGATCCTCTAAGTGAACTACCAGCACTCCATGATGGAGAAGTTGTTTTATGATCCATCCATCTAACATAATTAGATTGCGAATTAATAACATCAACATAATAGTTAGATGTTCCATCATTCGCTTTGGCGTCTGAACCAATAGACATAAATGCAAAAGTTTCTAATACAGTATTAGCTGTACCAGTGAAAAGTCCGTCTTCGTCAATGACGATTACGTGTACTTCATCATTATAACTTGCAGATCTGCCTAAGTTAATTGCGTAGTCTGATGTTCCAGGTTTTCCATCGAATTGGCCTGCAAAAGCCCATGCGTTGAAATTGTTGGTTGTAACGTCAGCCGTTACCATCTCTACTTTTATACTGTTTCCTAAGTCTCCTGGGAATTTTGCTGCCCATTGACCTACAGAACCAGCTCCTGTGTCGTAACCGCTATTAGTATAATGCTCGTCGTTTTTAATTAAAAGACCAGAACCATCAGCTGTAGCATTGTCATGTCCACTCGCAGCTCTAACGACTTGTAATGCATTACCATATTTCAAAAATGCAGCAGCAGTTAAGAAATACAATGCAGTGTTGTCATCAGGCGTACCGAATGTTGACAGTAGCTCCTTTTCAGAACCTACAGATACAACCTGTTCTACCGGACCCCAGTTAAAAGACCCAGCAAAACCACCAATAGAAGTCGAAACGGCAGGTACTACGGAAGTCGCATCAATTTCTTTGACTTGAACTCCGGGTGATACTTGAAATGCCATCGCTTTATCCTCTCATTAAGGTTTATATTTTAAGTTAACATAATACGGTTTTTTATTCAATCATAGTTATTTATAATATAAATAAACTCTAGAACAGCCCCGTATTTCTTGTTTCTTCTTCAAACCATACAGTTCCATCTTCATCTTTAAATGTTTTTGGACCTTCACTACCTCTAGTTCCTTGAATAAATCCAAATGGTATCATATCATCTTGTATAGCGTGTAATTGTTCTCTATATAACATGTTTTTCATATCTATATCAGATATAGAACTGAATATATCGGTTGTAGTAAACCATGCAAACATAACTAAATTCATCATTAAATCATCATGATTTGGTGCAACTGCTTGATAACTACTCCCTTTAGCTACAAAAGTAGTCATTTCTATAATGGTATTAGCATCATGAATTGTTAATTTTCTTTGTTCTATTAAATCTTTTATTGAAGAACAACCAATTCTTTTTACTCTTCTTGTCATAGTAGCACCAATAGAGTTCTTTTTAACTACTGATTCTACAAACATGTTTTCATATTCTAAATCATAATATAATCCATTACATACCACAACACCTTGATCATTTGATTCTACTATAATATATGCTTCGTTATATGAATTAGCCCACTTGTATATTAAATCTGGCAACAACATAGGAGATATATTATTATCTCTAAAAGTTCCTACTTGTTCAAAAGTATCGGTAGTAATATCAATTATAGTAAATGTACTATAGTCTTGACCTCGACCTTTAGCCACATCTACTGTCATTACATATGAATGCCCTTCAATTGGTTCCTTATATATTGAAACGTTTTCCATAAAGTAAATAGGATCCATTGCCTTTTGTGCCAACAAATGATTAGCAGCAATAAGAGTATTACCTCTTCCATGGAAAGTATTACCAAACTCTTGCTCAAATTGTAGCTCTGATGTATTTGCTATGGTAGTAGCTTTCCATTCATCATCTCTTCCTGGAACATCCCACCAATCTACTCTAAAAGCTTTATATTCATTTGTTTCAGTAACTGCACCTTCCCATAATTTATGGAATACATTACCTACTCCATTTGCAGTAGATGTAATTATAATTTGTGTATCTTTACCAGATGATACCACTGGATATGTTGATGTATAGAACTGCCCATCATTTTCAATAAATGCGAACTCGTCAAGCATTAAAAGGTTAATAGATAAACCACGAATAGAATTACCACTTGTAGCAGCTGCAATTATTTTAGAGTTATTACTAAATTCAATTGAACCTTTATTAAGTGCTTTGCATCCTGGTTGTAAAAAGAATGGTAAATTTTCTAATGCTAATGTAACTCTAGCTAACATTTCACGTGCAGTAGCACCCTTATTAGCTAGAATTGCAATTGTTTTTTCTGGATGAAATATAGCATACCATAATAAATATACAACAGATGATATACTTTTTCCTGATTGTCTACATGCTAATACAATACTAAATCTATTATTAGTAAAGTGATTAAACATTTTTTCTTGATAAGGGTATAGATCAAATGGTACTAAACCTTCATCAAGAGAAATAACTTTTACATAAGTACGTGCAAAATATGTAGGGCTTTCCATACATTTTTTGTATTCAAGGACTTCTTTTTTAGTAAATTCAGATTCAACACCGTCTCTTTTAACTGATGGGTTGCCTAAATATCCTAACTCATTATTCTTTATCTGGTTCGACATCTATAATATTATCATCTTTATTTAATAACATTCTTTGTAAATCAGTAGTACTACCCACAAAGACATTGTTATTTGTCACTCGTTTATTACCTTCTTCTTTAGTCAATTCTTTTTTGGCTTTTTGAAGCTTCATTAATTTATCTGTTACTTCACCAACATTTCTAATATGATTTGACAATACTTCAAATGCTCTTGGATGCTCAGATTCTCTAGCAAGCTCAGCCAATGTATCCATTGACAAAGTACCAGTTCTAATTAAATCTTTATAAGTCTCTCTAGAAAACTCATAATCATCTTTTATATCTTTTGATTCTACTGGAATTTTAGCTATATCTTTTTTATTTTTTGAAGGTAGATTTTTAGCTAATCTTTCAGAGATCTTTTCTTTTTTATCCATTTTATATTGTCCATGTTGTAATAATACCAGTTGAATTTGATGTTCCACCAGTAATTGTTTCGCCAGGTTGGAAATATCCATCTGCGTCAATAACAGCCAAGTCTTTTCTAACAGTAACACCTTCTTCTACAATTGGAGTAAATGTTAAAACTTTACCAGTTGAACCGGATGTTGTTCCAGTGATAATTTCTCCAACACTAAATGTTCCAGAATCTGCCTGCAATTGAAGTGTAGGTGTTTGTGGTTGGTTAATAAAGTCAATAGTTGTAACAACTCTATATTGATTAGCCCCAGGAGTTCCAGTTACTAACGTATCTGATTCAATAGCAGTTAATGGATCTACCTGAATATTTTGGTCAGCCAAAATAAGAGTTCTATTATCAAAATCAGTATAATCAATATCAATTTCTTTAATAACATTTTGAGTACCCTTAGAACTATAAAATGTCATTTTCATAGTAAATCCAAGTGTATAAGTTAGTACTCTTCTAGTTAAAAAATCTGCTTCGTAATCATCATTAATGGCTACTGAATTAAGAACTACTGGAACATCTTGTTTAAAATCTGTCCAGCCATCAATAGGTTTAATAGATACTGTATAATCTGGTTGAAAATATGGAAGTATTTGTTCCATAACTTGTAGTCCATCATCCTGGCTATTTGCCATGATAGTCAATTCCATACCAATATTATATGGTACTTGATGATCAATTTTATCTCTAGTTAAACTATTTGTTCCAATATTTGTTATTTTATTTCGCTTATTTTGCTTTTGATTTAAGTCAATATCAATACTAGTAATTTCAAACGCCATTCTTGGTAACTTAAGAGCCATTGAAGAATCACTTAAATTTTCATTCATTCTAGCTAAAAACTTTTGTTTAGGTCCATAAGCTAATGGAACCTTTACTTGATTTAATATACCACCACTTCCATCTTTTCTTATGACAGAAATATTATTAAAAAGAGTACCAAAAACAGCTACTGATTTTCTAATTGTTGCGTGATAAAAGTGACTTCCAAACATTAGTAATTATCCGATGGATCTCCAAATGGGTTGCTTTCAGTAAAATCTAAGAATCCGTCTGCAGCTACTTCAAACGCAACGTTTTCAGCTTGAGTATCTGTAGGATCAACGAATAAACTGTTATCTCCAATATCATATATCTTA